CGCTGTCATGCAGCAAGTGCGGCCCCATCCAATAGCAGCGCCGCACGCGGGCAACTGTTGTGCGTTCCAGCGTGCCGTGGCCACTTACTACGGCGGCCTGGTGCTTGGCATTGGCCTCGTCAAACTCAACGACGCGGCCACCACGCATGCGCAGCACCACGGTATTGACCCAGCGGCGATACCACACCTCGGCCAAGCACACCTCGTCCGTCTCCTTGCGATACCACGCCTGCTCGCGCGTAGTCCATGCGCGATTGATCTGGTCGCCCTGGTGCAAGCCGGTGGAGACGCCACCCTCGAACAGAAAGCTCCCGTAGCCACCTAATCCGCTCACCACGTCGGCCTGCTGTATCAGCTCGCGGTGCTGCGGGAATGCTGCGGCTGCGCGGGACTTCTTGATGTAGCGCTCGCGGAAAAGCCAGGCGGCATCGCTCAAGTCCTTTTCCCGAGCGCGCATGTCCCAGAAAATCTCATTCCGATGTACGGCGCGGCAGCGTAACGGGTGCGAGAATGGGTCACTGGTACGCGCCACTTCCACCCATCCAATGCCTACGCTTGCCTGCGGGCGGAAAGCCTCGCTCATGGCCGTGTCTGCTTTGGAGTGCCGCTCTGCCTGGTTGATTCGGAAGCTCAGCGCATCGGCCACGTCTTGCCCCGACGGATCACCATCCGGTGTCACGCGCCAGTCAGTGCGGGTCTTGGCCTCGTAGCCGCATACTGCCGCAATGGCCGGCCCGATGATGTTTTCCTTTGCTGGCGGGATGCCGATAGCCTTGAGCCGCTGCAGCAGCTTGGAGTCAAGCTGATTGCCGTCCACATAGTCTGCCTCGATGTCGGCCTGCGCTCTCCATGGCGGCTGGTATATGGCTTGATTGATGATGTCTGCCCATTCGGCCACGGTCATCGTTTCGCCAAGATCGGCATTCTCGGGTGGCTTGAGGTATTTCATAGAGTTGGCCTCGGCGGTCATCACATGCGCCAATCGGGCGCGTCGGGTTCTGTGTATTCCTGCACTGCGCTGCTGGTCATCTGCGGCACCCATGTCGCCACATAGCGCATGGCGTCGGCGCCGTGGCTGTAGCTGTCATGCAATGGTTCCATGGGCTCGTTGGTCACGGCATGGATGCGGCGCTGGTAGCGCTTGACGCACTCCAGCAGGCGGGCACATTTGCGTTGGTCGATGTAGAGCCGTGGGAATATCATCCGCACGGCTTTGATGCCCTCCTCGACATCCTCGGCGCGATCCTGGCTGCGAACCGATGGACGGCCCAGCTCTCGCAATAGCTGCTCGGTGCTCTTGCCTGTCTGAAAATTGCGCGTCTTTCCGTCGTGCGGCAGGTAGTCGGTGCCCCATCGATAGGGGCGTTTTTCCAATTGTGCGACGTACCAATCCAGCGTGCGATGGCTATCCTCTATGTAGTCGATGATGCGCACGTCCTGCGGGCCACGTTGCACCATAGCGATGCTCATTGCGTCGTTCCATCCCAAGTCCCAGACTGTGTGCACCGGCAGCGTCGGGTCATAAGGCACATCGCGCGCTCGGCCATCGTTGTAGAGCGCCTCGACTTCGTGCCGGTAGATAGCGCCCTCGGCCACGCGGCGTGCCCGACCTTCCCAGATGTGCTCATAGTCCTCTTTGAGCATCGAGCGCTTGGCCTTCTTCCGCTCCTCATCCAGCACGCGGGGAAACCAGGGGTTATCGCGCCAATTGATCTCGACGACCCATGTGTCAGGGCTGGGATAGGCGATGAAACGCTGGTACGTCTCATCCGTCTCCATGTCGGGGTTCAGCGTCAGCCATATCTCGCTACCCTCTTTGCGGATGGTAGGTATCAGCACATTCAAGCTCTTTTTGCTTACGCCGTGGGCCTCCTCGATCCAAACCACGTCGCATCCCTCAAACGACTTGATGGAGTCCACCGTGTGCGTCTGCAGTCCGCTGAAAAGGAATAGTGAGCCATTGATGCCGCGAATCTCTGTCTCGAGCACCTCGAAGAAGGCACCAAGTCCCAGGCGAGCAATCTGGTCGGTCAGCAGCTGGTGCACCGACTGCTTGATGGATTTCTGCACCTCGCGGGCGCACAGCACGCGCAATGGGCGCTGCGCGGCCATGATCAGCAGCACGCCAGCCACAGCCCACGACTTTCCTCCACCTCGGCCACCGTGCATGACCTTGTAGCGCTTTGGCTGCCATATCGGTTCCAGTAGCTCGGGAATCTGCAGCTCTGGCAGTGCCTCGATGACTGCCTCACTCATCGTCATCCTCCAGGCGCTCAGGAGGCTTGACGTGTATCACTCGGATTGCGGGCGGCACATAGCCTGCAGAGCCCGGCGTATTGTCTGTGCCCTTGGCGTCCATGCCAAAAGCCTGCCGCTCCATGTCCACCGTGATTCGCAGTGTCTCGGCCAGCGTCTTTGCGGTCTTGGCGCGCTCTGGCAAGCTGATGATCTTTTGGTACAAGTCATTGCGCTTGTCCTGCCCGTTATCGTCAGGGTTGCGCATGATCTCGCCCAGCTCGGCAAGCATTGACACGCCATCTTGGCCGACTTGCGCCTCTAGCTCGTCCATGAGCCTTGCGACGATGCTGCGCTTGCGCTGGATGTCTTTGCGATGGGCCAGTCTAACGTCGGCAATGGCTACAGCATTTGCATCGACAACCTGCTTTTCCGATGCTTTCGCTGCGTTGGTAACCGATTTGGTAACTGATGCCTTGGTAACTAGCTCATCAGCCTTTGCCGCAATCTTTGCGCTTAGATCACGACCCCAATCATCACGCTTTGCACGCTTATTGATTGCGACGTGGCTGATGCCGTTTTCGCCTGCGATTTGTCGCAGCGTCTTGATCCCCGCCCTGTAATCAAGCTCAATGCGCTCCCAATCTGGCGCGGGCTTGCCTGGCGCGGTCTTACTCGCGCCAGGCTCAGCGGTTTTTGTGTGTGCAGGCTTTCCGCCTGATGGTAATGTGGCCATGCTCGGTAGTATCCCGGCTGGCCTTGTATGCTGCTAACCCTATGCTGTGCTGCGCTTTTTTGTGCCCCATGGCTGCAGCTCTGCGGCCAGGGCGGCGCAGGCTATCGCCACCAGCTTGCTTGGGCGCACTGGCTTGCCAGTGGTGCGGCTTTTGCCGTGCACCCAATCGCGGTATGTGGCTGGGGCCACGCCAAGCCGGCGCGCAGCCTCAAGGGCGCTTATTCCCATCCGCTCCTGCCAGGCGCGGAGGTCTTCGCTTGTCATCAGGCCTCCGACTCCAGTAAATCATCGACAAGCTCTGCCAGCATTTTTGCGTCGTGGCGACAGTCTGCCGTCTGGTACGGCGTTGGCCTCCACGTCTCTCCGCCATCCACGCTGTACATGATGGGCGCCGATGCCTGGTCAAGATCGGCCGATATGATGACGCCATCACGGCCGACGTATATTGATCGTGTCATTGTGATCTCCTTGCGCTCCACGCGCTGCACTATCCAATCGGTGAGCCGCATCCCTGCGGCCCGGCTTTCGCGCACCCAGCGGGCTTTCAGCTCGGTGGGTACACGCATGTGTACGAGTGCGTCATTCATCGCGCGCCGAAGATTCTGTCGTACTCGGACTGACCGAGTAAGTCAGACAGGTAGTCCCTCTGCGTCCGGTAAGGACGTCCAGTGCGCGGGTCAACCGCACCGCCTTGTCCGTGGGCAGCATGGACGCCTCCGGTGGTGGCCAGCACCTCATCATCGCCGGCATAGACTGTCTGACCCTGTGGCTCGACGAGCATCCACAGGTCTCCGTCGCTATCCAGCAAAAGCCAAGTCATGACCCGGCTGTATGAGGCCATGGCCTCGCGGGCATGGGCGCGAAGGACGCGACGATTGGCTTGGGTAGGGTTGATTGTCATGATGTTTGCTCCTATCAGGATGCCCGGTGCCGCCGGGGCGGTGGACTTGCGTTATTGCGTGTCCATGGGCTCTATTATATGCTCATTTTGAGTTAGTGCAAGCATTTTTTTATGCCACGGAAAATTTATTTTTCGGTCACGCGCACATCTCTCGGCGCTCCATGTCCTCTTGCCCATTGATGCCAAAGAGATCAATCGGCCTTGCTGCCATCTTTTTGCCCCAGCAGTTTTTTCATCGCCTTGATTTCCCGGCTCTGCCTCTCTACCGTGGCGGCCAGCTCCGTTGCAATCATCAGATATGTCTTTGTGCTCTCCAGCACGCGGGCATCCTCTGCAAAGCCTCCTAGGGCGCGGGCAGCGCGGCGGGCCTCGCTTGGCGTCAATGTCAGCACGTCGTCCCCTAGCTCCATCTTGACCATGCCATCGTGCATGATGCCGCAATATATAGGTCGTGGCGCCGGGAAAATCTCCACCAGCTCATAGATGCCACGCAGCAGCCGCTTGAGCTTGCCGTCGTCCACCAGGGCGCGCAAGCGGTCGTCCACGATAGCCAGCTTGAGGCCTGTCAGCTCGGCAACAGTCTCGCGGGTGGCGATCTGATCTACCTCGCGCAAGCCAAGCACGGCGTCGTAAACCCTTTGGGTGCTGGTGATGGCCTTGGTTTGTGCTTCGGTGGTTGTCGTCACTGGCGGGCTCCTTTAAAGGTCATGCGGATACGGGATTGATGTCGGCCATAGGCCCATGGCATGGATGCGGCGCTGAGTGTCTGCTGCCCATACTGGCTCCAGCCCACGGCGGACGTGCTTGGGGAATAGAGCACCCTGGTCGATTGCCGCATGGCAGCCTGGGATTCCATACCGCGCTCCGCAGGCTGGAAAGCAGGTCAGGTCACAAGCCTTGATGCCCATGCCTTTGCCTGTGTTGGCGTGTGCGGCCTGGCTGTGCCCTATTGCACCGCATATCACACACGGCAGGCTGGCCACGGCGCGGCGGTATGCCTCACTACGCACTGGTGCGGCTTTCTCCACCCTGGCGGCGGGAGTGCTTGCCACCTTGGTAGGCGCGCGGAATGCTCCCGGCGTCACAGCTGGAATCGCGCGCACTCGGTCGGGGTCGCGCGGGTATTGCTGCGCTTTTGGTTTGAGGCTGGAGCGGCGCATCATTGATCCCAGCTCCATGCAGGCAGGCGCACACCACGGTCGGCTGCCGTTGCGTACAAAAACTCGATCCAGTTCGAGAATTCGGACTTACTGAATTTGCTGGTGCGCTGGCCAAGCATAACCACGCCACCATTCAACCCCATGGCCAGGCGCACGGTTTCCCCTCGAAACGCAGCTGTAAGTACGTCCTTCCAGTCCTCGGGCTCCATGTGCACCATCTGGCCATTGATCGGCCACTGCAGCTGCTTTGAAAAGCACTCCAGCAGCGGCCACATCAATCTGTTCTGCGCCTGGCTGCGCGTCTTTTCCTGGACGGTCACGCAATAGCCGTCCGGGGCGTTGGCCACAGCCTCGATGGCGTTCGCGCGGGCCTGCTGGTGGGCCAGGATGAAGATGCGGCGCTCAGACACTTGCCGCCCCATCAAACAGGTCAAGCGTCGCGGCATCCTCCCGGCGCACTGCATGCAAGCGCACGCGCCCAATGCGCAGCGCCGCCGACTGCTTGCTGGGTGCCCTCTCCACCAGGCCGGCGCGTTTTGCACATACCGGGCCTACCGGACGCCCGGCGACAAATACCGAGGCGTTGACCAGGGCGCGGCCACACATCACACAGCGCATCTAATCTCTCCCGCGCTAATGTCTGCGGCGTTACGGTACTGGAATGCCACCATCGCGGCATCACGCTCGTGCTGGTTGCTGCGCTTTTTCCATCCGGCGATGCGCTCAAAATCCGCAGCGCCCAGCTTTGCGCCCTTTTCCTTTGGGCTGACGCCATGAGCCGGTATGCCAATCTGCTCGCAGACGGCGTCGATGAGTCTGCACCACGCATCAATCTCGCCAATATTTCTGGCCATCTTTAGGGATGCCGGTCGGCTTTTGATTGTCGTCCATGTGTGCGACATCAACCGCGAGTCCTCAAACACCACGAGCGCAGGCCGCGCCATCTCCAGGCTTGAGTAAATGTCCACTGGCGCGATGGTCTCGAGGCGCACCAGCTTGCCGCCGCTGTACGTGGCCATGCCGGTAGATATTCCTGGATCGAGGCCGATTATTAACATTTGAATCAGTTCGTGTTAATAGCGCATTCGGTTTCAATACATGGAAACGGATCGTCCGTTGGCTGTTCATCACCCATCGCCTGCCCGTACTGCAGCTCAAGGGCCAGCTGCGCGTAATGGATCACCTTGCGCAAATCCTCTGCGCCGTTCTTTGCCTTGTGGCGCATGGCGTACTTGATGACATTGCCTTTGAGAAATCCGCGAAATTCCTCTGGCGTCAGCACGGCTTGCATAACATCCCATGGCTGCATCTGCATGTCACGGTAATGCGAACCGCCGACCTGGCGGGAGTCCGCCGTAATTGCGATTTCTGGAAAGTCTTGATTCACGCTGTCACCTCCCACGCTTGCGCGGTGCAGGCAAGGATGGCTTTCACGATTTCGATTTGCTGCTCCATGTTGTCGCGTCCCTTCAGCTACCTCAATAAACATCTATTTCACCCAGTGGCCCCCTACCCCACACAGTGAGGATCGGAGGGAATTCCACCGGGCGGCTTTCACCACCTTTCGGTCAGCAACCAGATCCAGCGCGGGTGTTTCGGTCATTCGCTGCATCCCTCAGGTGTTGCTTCAATAGGCCCCTGCCGGATTCGTCGGGAATTGCACCCTTGCCTTTTCGGCTTACCGGTAACGTTTTCTGTCTGGGCGCTGCCCATGTGTTTTCTTCCGCGCGGCCCATGCAGGCCCTTGATTCGTGCAGGCTCGGAGTGCCTGTAGTGTTCTCAGGTCACATACCGCGCCTTGGCCTGAATCAGGCGCTCCATCTTTCGGGCGCCACCTTCGCCAACCTCGGCCAGGTAATCGGCCCAATCGGTGCCCTCAATGCCTTCCGGCCATGCCACCCCTGCCCCAATCAATTCGGCGGCATTATCGGCCTTCTCGCGGCCTGGATTCGTGCCCCGCTTGGCCTCGGTGCCGTGGTCGTTGTCAGCGCAGATCACAACGCTCCCCGTGGGGCGTAGTTGGTCAACCGCGTGAATCAGATTCCCGGCGTCAAAAGCCACGATCACACGGGCCATGCGCAGCGATTGGAAGATTGCAAGGCCCGTAGCCAAGCCCTCGCAAACCGCCGTAACGGCAGCGCGTGGGCGATCCAGCACCAAGGCCCCACCCTTCACGGGCGCGCCAGTCCAGAAGCGTTTTTGACCGTCAGGCGTGATGCTCTGAATGCTCATCAGGCGGTCACGCCAAAACACCGGAACAATCAGCGCATCGCCATGCACGCGCAGGGCATTGGTTCCTACAGCAGACAAGCCCTTGCGCTCCAGGTATGGATGCAGCGCACGCGGTGCACGGGCCTGCGCCCATTGCTCGCGTGCCCCACGGATGGCGCGCAAGCGGTACTCACGCTCCTGTTGCTTGCGTAGTTCGCGGGCGGCCAGTTCAGCAGCCGTTGGCACGCGCACTTGTGCAGCGTCAGCACCCCATGAATTAACGGCGTGGTCAGTGGCCCAATTGCGCCAATAACCACGGCCATCAGCATGCAAAACGTAGGCTCCGTTGCGGTGCTTCGGTTTGTCAGTGGTTTTGCATCGGCGCCACTTCCCATCCGCCACGATGGCGCCGGGAATCAGGCCGGATGCTTGCAATGCCTGCTCAAAGGTCACGCTGCGGCCCTCGATTCCCCGCTTGGGCGGCGATTGGCAAAGCGGATTTGCTCAGAGCGGATGCGGCTGCGCACCTCGCTGCATGGCGGGATAGCCTTAGCTGGGTCAAAGTCCCCCATAGGCCATGCGCCTGTCATGTTCTTGTAGATGGCAAGGGCCTGCTTGCGGGCAGCCTCGCCTTCTCGGCGCTCCAGCACATAGCCGCAAACCTGCGGCCACAGAGATGCAGATAGCTCCTTGCGGTGTCCGCCTGCAATCAACTCCTTGAGCGTGCCAGGAACGTGCTGAACCGATACACGGGCCGGGTATTCATGCCCACAGCATGGGCACGATGGCTGCGGCTTGTGCAGAGCGCGGCACTCTGGGCACTTCACCGGCTCCAGCTCTTTTTTCTCTTTCTTCTTAGGCTTCTCGCGCTTCTTGCCGTCGTCCAATTCACCCGCGCCGAAGTCAAAGAACGACTCGCATTCCTCGAAAAACCGGGCGCAGTTGCCAGAGTGGTCCAGCACGATGCAGTTTTGCTTTCCAGTCTCCGGGCTGATGCGCAGGCCGCGCCCGAACAACTGGATGTGCTCGGCCAGGCTCTTGCGCAGAGGCCGGGCCATGATGACGCATGACACATCGGGAATATCGAACCCGCGCGAAGCGGCAGTGACCGTAATCAGCCCACGGATTGCGCTGTCGGGTTTCTTGAATTCATTGGTCGTGTCGGCGCGGTCGTCTTCGCTGTGCTTGTTTGTGTAGGTTGCGCCATTGATACCAGCAGAGAGGAACTGACGCTGCAATTCCTCAACGTGGGCGGTATCTACTGCGGAGCAGATGAACTTGCGGTTTTCCCCGTGTTTTAGGTACTCTGCCACCACATCACCCACCACCTCCAGCGCCTTTCCGCTGGCCTCGCGCTCGTCCCATTCGCCCGTGCTCTTGACCGTCACGCCCGACATATCCGGCTCCGCGCAAGAAAAGATGCGATAGGGCGAAAGCCATCCGTCATCAATCAGGGCGCGGGTGGTTGTCACGTTGATTACCACATCAAACCACTTGCCCAGGCCCTTCGTGAAAGGGGTAGCAGTCAGGCCGATGACGATGGATGCTTTTTCTTCCATGCGCTTTTTGTGCGTCGTGTGCAAAACGTGCGCCTCGTCAAACACATCCACGGATGTATCCGGCCAGCGGCGGCGGCCAAGCGTTTGCACGCTGCAAATTTGCAGCGGCAATGCGGGGCGCCAGCGCTCATGCCCGCCCTGAATCACCCCATGGTCCAGGCCGTATCGGTCGAACGTGTCGCTGGTCTGGCCCAGGATGGAAAGCCTGTCCACCACGAACGAGGCCCGATTCCCCTTGGCCGCGGCCATCTCCATCAATGCGGAGCCGAGAACCGTTTTCCCTGCGCCAGTAGGAGCCACGATCAACACGCGCTTGGCGCCATTACGAACCGCTTCGCGGGCGCGGTCGAACGCGCGCTGTTGGTAGTCTCGAAGGCTGATTTTCATAGCAGCATTCCCTTCGCTTGCATGAAGCTCACTGGGTCTTTTGTGCCTTTCGAGCGGTTGCACTCTCGGCAAAGGAGCTGGAGGTTGTGGTCGTCATGCGCACCGCCTTTGGCGAGCGGGACGATGTGGTCCAGTTCGTGGCGATCGCCGAGCGGCTGCCGGCAACCGGGGCAGGTG